GAGCCTTCTACAACTTTATTTAATCTTTTAGGTTTTGTTGTACAAGCAGGACAAAAATTTGCAGCTATTACAGATAATAATATTGGTAATGATGCTCAAAACAGAGCTGTTGGAACTACAATTGCAATGATGGAGCGTGGTTCACGTGTAATGAGTGGTGTTCACAAGCGATGTTACTATGCAATGAGATTAGAATTTAAAATTTTAGCAAAAATTTGTCAAGAATCTTTACCACCTGAGTATCCTTTTGATGTTTATGGTGGCCCAAGACAGATAAAACAGGCAGATTTTGATGAAAGAGTCGATATTTTACCTGTTGCTGACCCAAATATTATGTCCATGGCACAAAGAGTGACACTTGCACAGACACAATTGCAAATTGCACAGACAAATCCACAAATTCACAACATACACGAAGCATATAGACGTGTTTATGAAGCATTAGGTACAAAACAAATTGAAGGATTGCTTAAACCTGCACCTAAACAACCAGAACCACTAGATCCTGCAAAAGAAAACGCACGTGCACTGCAAATGCAACTACTTACCGCGTTTGAATTCCAAGATCATGATGCCCATATAGCTGCACACATGGCATTTATGGCTTCACGAATGGTACAGATCAATCCACAAGTATATGCATTGATGCAATCACACATCTCTGACCACATTTCTTTCAAAGCTAAAGCTCAAGTAAGAGCGATGATGGCAGATGATCCTGAAATGCAACAGTTGTCTCAACAAAACCCAGAACAATTTGAAATTATTTTTGAAGCTGAAGTAGCAAAAGTTGCTGCACAAATAACTCAAGAGTTAGTTCAGACTGAAATGCAAACAAATGCTGCGAAACAAGATCCTTTGATAAGAATTAAACAACAAGAAGTTGATTTAAGAGCTATGGATATGCAGAGAAAAACAGAAGAAGTTAAATTTAGACAAGATCAAGAAAATTTAAGAACAGAAGCAAGATTAAATTATGACTATGATAAATTATTACAACAAGATGAACAATCTGACGAAAGATTAGCGATTGCGAGAAAAAAACTTGAGAAGAAATAACGAAAAAGGACTAAGTGGAGGGGTTAGATCTGGGCCACCGCCTAAAAAAGGACCAAATCCACAAGGAATAAAAATAGTTAGGTCTAAACATGCTAAAAAGTTCGTACGAAAGCCTTCCAGAAAAGCATAAAATAATTTTTCTTGCAGGTTTATTTGATGGTGAAGGCAGTTTTGGAATTTGGTCTAAAGGTAAAGGTAGAAAAAAAGAATTTGCCTGTACTATCGAGATGATAGACAAAGATACTGTTCAAAAATTCAAAGATATGTTTGGCGGACAATGCTTTCCTTGTAAAATAAGAAAACCTCATCACATACCTACCCATAGATGGCGTATGAATGGGTATAGGGCTTTCCAAATTATGGATAAAATGATAGAATTTATGTGTATTAGAAGACAGGAGAAATACAATGTGGTTAAGCGCGATAAAATTAGCGGCACAAGCAGGTACGCACATCTTCAAAAAACGTCAAGAGACGAAAATGTTGATGGCGGATGCACAAATGATGCACGCAAGAAAAATGGCAGCAGGTGAGGAAGCTTACCAAGGAAAACTGCTAGAGGCCCGACAGTCAGACTGGAAAGACGAGGCAGTTTTGATAATTCTAAGTTTGCCCGTGTTGGTGCTCGCTTGGGCAGTGATATCGGACGATCCAACTGCGATGGACAAAGTAAAATTATTCTTTGATATGTTCTCCCAGCTCCCGTCATGGTTCACAAACCTGTGGATCTTGGTTGTGGCTTCAATATATGGTATAAAGGGAACACAAATATTCCGTAACGGAGGAAAAAAATAGATGACAAAATTATGCCCAAGAGGTAAGTCGGCCGCGAAAAGAAAATTCAAGGTATACCCGTCAGCATACGCGAACGCATATGCTAGTAAAATTTGTGCGGGTAAAATTAAAGATCCATCAGGAGTTAAAAGAAAAGATTTTAAAGGACCAAAACCAGCAGGTGCAAAAAAAGGTAAAGCAATCATGATTGTAATTGGTATTGGTAAAAAGAAAAAAGTTGATAAGAAAATGGGCGGTGGTATGCCAACAGCAGGTGGAATGTCTGCTATGGGTAGATTACAAAAAGCTAGAATGATGAATAAAGGTGGTGATGCAAAAATCAAAAAAGTAATCACAGGTTTACACAAAGCATCAGCTCTACACAAAGGACAAGCAAAATCTTTACAATCGGTTGTTAAAAAAAAATCAGGAGGATCTATGAACGAAAAAAGAGATATTAGAAAAGTAGATAGTGTACTTGGAAAAAATGAAAATAAATTTAAAGATATGAGACCTAAAAGAACTGCAAATGTAAAAGTCGATAAGAAAATGAGTGGCGGTTTAGCCCGAGGTGGTGGAGCTGCTATTAGAGGGACTAAGTTTCAAGGCGTATTCTAATGTATAAACGTGGTACTTGTTGGGAGGGCTACGTTCAAGCCGGAATGAAGAAAAAAGGGAATAAGATGGTTCCTAACTGCGTACCAGCAGGTAAGAAAAAAATGGCCGAGGGTGGTCTTACTAAATGGTTCAAACAAAAATGGGTAGATATAGGTTCCAAAAAACCTGGAGGAGGGTTTAAAGAATGTGGAAGAAAATCTGCAAGTGGTTCAAAAAGAGCGTATCCAAAGTGCGTTCCTGCTGCCAAAGCAGCAAGTATGACAGACTCCCAAAGACGGAGTGCCGTTGCAAGAAAAAGAAGTAAAGCACAAGGTGTAGGCGGCAAACCTACAAATGTTAAAACATTTGCAAAAAAATCATAAAGAGTTATAAAAGCTATATGACCATCAGAGGCGATAGCAGTGAATATGAGCTTTTAAGAAAATGGTGTGATACACTTCCTTTTTTTGAAGAACCAAAATCAGTAACAACATGCGAAGTTGGTGTGCGTGAAGGTTTAGGTTCAAAAATAATAATGATGAGTATGACTCCTAGGATAGGTAAAGCTGAATATTCACATTATGCAATAGATCCTTATGGTGATTTAGATTATCAACATTTTGATAATAATCCACAATGGAAAAGAGGTGGAAAGTGGAGTTCAAAAGCACCTACATATTCTAATGATATGAGAGATCAAATGGTTAAAGATTTTGCAGGAGATCCACATTATAAATTTTATAATATGACTGATGTTGAGTATATGGATATATTCAATTTAAGTAAAACAACATACGATTTAGTCTTTTTAGATGGACCGCACACAACAAAAGATATTTTAAGAGAAGCTCTTTGGTTTGCAGAGAGATCTAGAAAAGGATCAAGAATAATAATTGACGATTATAATCTGTGTAATTTTGAAGTTATCAGAGCTGCTATTTCATATTGGGATTTCAAAATACATGAAAAAGGGGATCACAAAATTTGTTTTCAAAGAGATTAAAAATTATAGATAATTATTTATCTCAAGAAGAAGCGGATAAAATAGAAAATGATATGATACAGCCATTTTTTCCGTGGTACTATCACAATGGTATCACTCATTTTGATCATGAGTTGAAAGACCCAAAAAAACATTTCCAGTTTGTTCATTCTTTTTTTTACGAAAATGAAATAACATCAAAATACTATTTAATGATCAAACCTATTATTGAAAAACTAAAAGTAAAATCATTGATTAGAATAAAAGCTAATTGTATTACAATGACTGACGAAAGAGTTTTACATGGATTTCATACAGATTGTGATGATAATGTTACTTCAATTTATTATGTAAATAATAACGATGGTTACACAGAATTTGAAACAGGAGAAAAAATAGAAAGTATAAAAAATAGAATGGTTATATTTGACTCCAATATTAAGCATCGTGGAACCTCACAAACTGATAAACATGTAAGAGTAAACATAAATTTTAACTATTATCCAAATAATTGGAAAGGAACATATGGATCTTGATACTATTTCACTTGTACAACATAGAATTAAAAAAGCTCTCACAAGACTTAAAGATCATGCTATATATAGTGTTGACACCATGGAGAAACTACAATATGTTAGGGGTCAAATCAGATCACTAGAGGATCTGCAACAGGATCTTAAAGACCTGCTGTCAAAAACGGAGTATGAAGATGAACAAGTCCACGGAGACACCGAAACGGACTGAAGCTTTACTTGATGCCTACAAGGCTAAAGAAGAAGTCGAAACAGTCCTTGATCCAAAAGCGATCAATAAATCAACCTTAGATAAATTACCTACACCAACTGGTTATAGAATTTTGGTATTGCCTTATGCAGGACCAAAAAAAACTAAAGGTGGAATTTTTTTATCTGACACAACACAAGAAACTATACAAATGACTACAGTGTGTGGTCTTGTGCTAAAAATGGGAGACTTATGTTATCACGATAAAGATAAGTTTCCAAAAGGGCCTTGGTGCAAACTAAATGATTGGATAATTTTTAGTAGGTATGCAGGTTCAAGATTCAAAATTGAAGGTGGTGAAGTAAGAGTTTTAAATGATGATGAAGTCATTTCAACTATATCTGATCCACAAGATATTTTGCACCATTATTAAGGAGGACAAAAATGGCTGAAGAAATAAAAACAAATGAAGTTGAAATCGATACAGACGGAGTAAATGAACAAACTATAGATGTAGATGCTCCAGAAGTTAAAGACGAAGCTTTTGAAAAAAAACAAGATGTAGATTTAGGCTACGTTGATGTAAGTGGTGGTGGTAAAACTGCTAAAGAACTTTTACAGGAAACAAAAGAAGCAGAAAAAGAAGAAACACCAGAAGCTGCAAAACCAAAATTTGAACAAAAAGAAGAAAAGGAAGAAGGTCTTCAAGATTATTCTGATAAAGTTCAAAAAAGAATTAAAAAATTAACTTTTCAAATAAGAGAAGCAGAAAGAAGAGAAAAAGCTGCTGTTGAATATGCGAAAGGTATTAAGAATAAGTATGAAACTGCTCAAGAAAAATATGAGGAAGTTGATACTAACTATCTTAAAGAATATGATGCAAGAATTGATGCAGAAAGAGATAAAGCAAAATCTGCATTAAAAGCTGCATTTGATTCTCAAGATCCTGAACAAATTACAGAAGCTCAGGATAAGCTAACAAAATTAGCTGTTGAGAAGGAAAAAGTTTCTATATCTCTTGGTGAAAAAGAGGCTAGAAAAAAGGAGGCTGAGTCAAATCCGCAACAAGTTGCTCAACCTGAACCACAAATAAGTAAAAAAGCTCAAGAATGGGCTAGTGAAAATGAGTGGTTTGGTTCTGATAGAGTAATGACATCTGCTGCAATGGGAATACATGACGAGATAATACAGCAGGGAATTGACGCGGAAACTGACGAGTACTATAATCAAATAAACAAACGTATGAAGGAATATTTCCCTCAGAAATTTGCGGGTACGACTGAAGAAAAGACTGCTGCTACTAAAGAACCCGTCCAAAATGTAGCCTCAGTAAGTCGTAGAGCCGGTGGACGCAAGTCTGTGAAGCTCACCAAGTCACAGGTAGTTATCGCTAAGAAATTAGGGGTGCCACTAGAGGAATACGCTAAATACGTGAAGGAGGTATAAAATGGAAAAAATAAAAACTTCACGCGAGTCTGAAACTAGAACTAAAAAAGCTAGGAAGAAAGATTGGACTCCACCATCCAGTTTAGATGCACCAGCTGCACCGCAAGGTTATGCGCATCGATGGATAAGAACTTCTACTGCTGGTTTCGAAGATCCAGGAAATGTTTCTAAGAAACTAAGAGAAGGTTGGGAATTTGTGAAAGCCGAAACTGTTTTAAGTGAAATCGGTGAACATGACTACCCTGTTATTCATGAAGGTAAACATGCTGGTTTAATCGGAATTGGTGGCCTTGTGTTGGCAAGGATACCAGAAGAGATTTTGAAACAACGTGCTGAGTATTTTAGAAAAATAACTCAAGACAGAACAGACGCGATTGATAGGGATCTTATGAAGGAACAGCACCCGGACATGCCAATCAATATTGATAGGCAGTCTAGAGTTACCTTTGGTGGTAGTCGTAAAAAATAATTTTTTTGCATTACCTACCCGAGATAGCTTGGATTATTAACATTAAGGAGAAAAACAACTATGGCAAACGTAAGTGAAAAGTTCGGTCTAAGACCTTACAGAAAACTAGACGGTACACCATTAGTAGGTGCTCAAAACAGATATACGATTGCTTCAGGTTATGCAGATGCGATTTTCCAAGGAGAAATGGTTGAACCATTAGGAACTGGAAATATCCAAAGACATGGCCCGAATACATCAGATGCTGTTATTGGCGTTTTCAACGGATGTTTCTATACAGATCCAACTACTCAAAAGCCGACATTCAGTAATTACTACCCAGGTGGAATTGCTGCGTCTGACATCACAGCATTTGTTGTTGATGATCCAGATGCAGTATTCTTAATGGATGCTGATGCGACTTTCACTAGAGCAGATTTGTACAAGAATTACTCTGTTACAAACACTACTGGTGTAACACAAACAGGAATATCAAAACAGCAACTTGATGTATCAGTATCAGGAACTGCGGCAACTTTCGCTGTACAAGCGATCGACATTTCGCAAGACCCGAACAATTCTGATACAGGATCTGCTAATGCAAATATTCTTGTTAGAATCAACAATCACTTCTTTAGAAGTGGAACAGGTATAGCGTAATAAGGGAGAATAACTATGGCAATATCACGATCACAACTAGTTAAAGAACTAGAGCCAGGTTTGAATGCTTTATTCGGCCTGGAATATAGTCGTTATGAAAATCAGCATGCTGAAATTT